CTTATGCTAAAGCATTTACGCCAGACGTAAATGCCGCTGCTGATTTATTAAAACATGCTGTGTCAAATTATGATTCTTTGATGGCAAAATTTAGACCAAATATTGAAGCCGCCCTCCCAGGATACACATGGGATAAAGTAGCAGAACAGATTGTAAATTTAACTAAATGAAATTAAGCATCGTTATACCTATCTTTAACAAATGGAATTTTACCAAATCATGTTTGGAAGATCTAAAACATCTTCCAAAAGAGACACATGAAATTATTGTGGTCGATAATGCTAGCTCTGATGAGACGCAAGAAGAAATTAAAAAATATTTTAATATTAAATACATTAGAAATGAACAAAACCTTGGATTTGGCCGGGCTTGTAATATTGGATATGCGCAATCAATAGCGGCTAATGTTTTATTTTTAAACAATGATATACGCGTTAAATCTGATTATACAATTTGGACACAGCACTTAATTGAAAAATGTGATATTGGCTTAGTTGGTCCAACTATGGGACAATTAGATGATGAGTTTAATTTTAAACAAGAAGCCAATAAATTACTCGACGGCAATGCGTATATGTCGGGGTGGTGTTTGGCTTCAAGTAAAGAAAATTGGAAAAAGTTAGATATTTCTGGTAATAATGAAATATTTAGTGAAGAGTTCTTCTGTTATTTCGAAGATACGGATCTTTCTTTTAGGGCGAAAAAGCTATTTATACCATTTCAAATAGTTGAGGTGCCAGTAGTTCATTTTGGGAAAGTAAGTAGCAAGCAATTAAATACTTATAGCTTGTATTGTAAATCTAGAATAGTTTTTATTAACAAATGGAAAAAGAAAAATATTTAAAAATGTGTCAAGATTATGCTTTTTCTAAAAAAGGCATATGCTTATCATTAACGTATATTGATACTCATAAAAAATTATTATGGAAATGTGAGTTTGATCATATTTGGGATGCGTCCGCCGCAAATGTGAAAAGTGGAAAATGGTGTCCAACATGTTCCAAAAATAAAAAATTATCTATTGAAGATTGTATTTTGTTTGCCAATATTAAAGACGGATACTGCCTATCAACTGAATATTTAAATTCAGCCACCCCAATAATGTGGAAATGTAAATATGGTCATATTTGGCGCGCCAATTTTAATAATGTTAAAAGTAAAGGATCTTGGTGTCCAGAATGTTCAACAAATATAGGCGAAAGGATATGTAGATTATTTTTTGAGTCCTTTTTTGAAAAACCTTTTAATAAATTTAAGCCTGAATGGCTTTTAACTTCAATTGGCAGTAAGCTTGAATTAGATGGTTTTAATAAAAGTCTAGGTTTAGCTTTTGAATATCAAGGAGATCAGCATTATATTGTTGATAATTTTTTTATTAAAAACGAATCTCAGCTTTTAAAAAGAAAAGAAAAGGATGATTTAAAAAAGAAACTATGCGTTGATAATAATATTGTTCTAATAGAAATTAAACAATTTGTTAATTTGACAGACATTGATTATATTTCTAAAATTTTAATTTCTTTATTAAATCAATATGGATTTAAAACGAATAAAAAAATAAATATCGATTTAAAACAATTATATTCAAACAAAATAGAAAAGTATAAAATGCTGGCAGTTGCTCGAAATGGAATTTGTATTTCAGAGGTATATATTGATTATTATACGAAATTAACTTGGCAATGTGTTTTTGGGCATATTTGGAACGCAATCGGATATTCAATAGAAAAAGGGCATTGGTGTCCCGATTGTGCCGGGAATAAAAAAGGTAAGAAATATTCGAGCCTGGACAGTTGAACACACACGAATTATATAGTAAGGCAAGAAAGATTTTCATTCAAAAATGGCAAAAATAAAAAATTCAGAAGAGTTAGGCGAAGAGCAAATAAAAGAAGATATGAGAAAAATGTCGGATGCAGAAATGTTTAGACGTTTAAAAGATTTACAACAAAAATTATGGGACAAAGAAGATCTCAAATCATTAGCTGCAGTGGAACGGCTAGTGAAAAAATTCAAAACAAATAAAAGAAATCACAAAAGCCTCATTGATGAGGCTTTTACGTGTTCTTCTTAAATAACAGGTGTAAAGATGTCACTATCAAGTAAGATTTTAATTTTAATAGGATTCCTAGCTTTAATAGCCGTAGGAGGAATTGTTGTTTATAAACAATTCGAAATATCAGCTCGTCAAGATGCAATTGAAAAACAGATGGTTGCTCAAAAGGATCTCGGAGATGGAATTACGAGAGCCTTAGCTCAATATGCTACCAAACAAGACATTGATAACATGGCTAAAGATAACAACGTTAATCTTAAGCTTATTAAAGATGACTTAGATAAGTTGAATGCCTCATTGACAGCAATAAATATTGTGTCAGTCACGTCTAAGCGTCAGACGGGGACGGATGTTCCCTCAACTGGCGTCACACCAGGAGAGAGCCCTCCACCAGTAGCTGCCACTTATCCTGACCCTCATGGTTATCAGCAAAATTTACAAACCCTTCGTTTGGATGAAAAGTTTTCAGAAACAAACGTACCATTTGGAGATGTTGGGTTTAGCGCTTGGAAAGATAAGCCCTGGAGCTTTGACATTAAACAAAGGGAATATAAGTTGGTAACCGTTTTAGGAACCGATGACAATCAAAGGCAATATGCTTATAACAAATTCTCTATTAATGTAGATGGCAAAGATCATGAGGTCAAAATCGCCAGCTCGACGTTCAAGCAAGAATATCCAGATCCTAAGTTTAGCTGGTGGAATCCGAGGTTATTTTTAACCGCTGGTGGCAGTTTAAGTTTAACTCAAATGCCAGTTCAAGGCTCTGCTAATGCGGGAGTAACACTAGGAGTTATGAGCTATGGGCGGTATAAAACTAATCCGGCAATAAGCGGGTTACATTTAGGTGTTGTTTATGAAACTGGAAGTCAAAAACCAGCAGCAATAATTAATCCTATTAATTTTAACATAGGCGGTGTATTGCCAAAGGGATTAGCCAATAATACTTATTTAGGACCTTCGGTACAGGTTGATTTAGCCGGAAATGTATTGGTAGGCGGTAATATGAGTATGGGATTTTAATAATTTACCTTTAGATGCGTTTAATTTAAGTATTGATTTGTCTAAAATAAATAATAATAGAAATAAGCTGGAGCATTATAAGATGTTGGCAAAAAATAATAATGGAGAATGTTTGTCTAAAAATTATATTAGTTTTCATGAGCCCTTGATTTGGAAATGTGATAAAAATCACATTTGGTCAATTCCAGGTTATTCCATAGAATATGGCACTTGGTGCGCATCTTGTGCGGGCTTAAAAAAGCTATCTATTGAAGATGCTCATTTTGTAGCTTCTCAAAAGGGAGGTTTGTGCTTATCTACAATTTATATTTCTGCTAATAAAAAATTAGAATGGAAATGTAATAAAGGTCATATATGGAGTACAACTATCGCAAGTGTTAGAAATTTAGGAACTTGGTGTCCTGTCTGTCGCGTTAAACGAAATAAAATTGTAGAAAGAGTATCTTAATTATGAGTAAAGTTCATATACTTACATTGACCTGGAACGGTTGTGACAAATTAACTAAACTCAAAGAGTCGCTAATGCCGGCGTTAGAGGGCATAGAATATACTTGGTGGATTAAAGATAATGCATCAATAGATAATACTGTCGAGGTTGCATCTCAGTGGGGAGATAGTGTTAAAGTTATTGAGTTTAAAAATAATTTGCAGAATTTTTCTCAGGGATGCAACTTCTTATTTAATGAAGCCAAGCCTAAAGATGATGACTTGATACTTCTTTTAAACAATGATGTCTCCTTTGGAGATACAACATCATTAAAAAGAATGATTCAAATCATAAAAAATGACGCTTTGGTTGGGGTTGTCGGTGCAAGATTACTTTTTACAGGTACTAACAATTTGCAACATGCCGGCGTTACTTTTAAACCAAAGTATGATCTGCCGATGCATTTTAGAAGTGGCGAAGAGAGCGACGATAATGCAGAAAAGAATAGACTATTTCAGGTTGTGACAGGCGCGGTGCTTCTTCTTCGAGCAGATTCCTTCAAAAATGCTTTTGAAAATAAATCGGGCAATAAAGGAATGGATGAAAATTACCATTGGGCTTTTGATGATGTTGATTTGTGCTTATCGGTTGGTGTTAATCAAAAGAAAAAAATAGTTTATTGTGGGCAGACTAAAATCTTTCATGAAGAAAGCGCTTCATTAAAAAAGAATCCTGCCAATAAGTTATTTATGAATCATAACGTTACTTATTTTAAAAATAAATGGAGAGATAAGTATAAGATGGATTTAGATATTTATACTAAAAATTTAAAACATAATTTATACAAATAAAGTATCATGGCTAAAAAAGTTTTAATTACAGGATCATGCGGATTTATTTTCTCTAATTTTATTAGAATGGCTTGTTATGATCAGGCTAATTCCGAAAACAAAAATTATAAGTTTGTTAGCATCGATAAGATTACTAAGAGTTCAGTCCTGAACAATATTTATCAAAATAAAAGCCACGCCTTTTATATAGGTGATGTTTCGGACTCGCATTTTATGAATGTGGTTTTCGAATATGAAAGACCCGATATTGTTATTCATGGTGCCGCCGAATCTTTTGTCGATGATTCTTTAAAGGATCCTAATAAGTTTATTCAGTCCAACGTCTTAGGAACCCAGGTTGTAGTTAATTCTTGTATCAAATGGGGAGTTGAAAAACTAATCTATATTAGTACTGATGAGGTTTATGGTCAATTAGAGAAGGAAACAGACGCCTCTTGGACAGAGGATTGTCCTTTGAACCCCAGAAACCCTTATTCAGCCACCAAAGCTGCAGGAGAATTGATTGTGAGGGCGGCACAGACCTCTTATGGCTTGCCTTATAATATCACTCGTTCTTCCAATAATTATGGACCAAGGCAAACTAGTGAGAAGCTAATACCTAAAGCCATTAAGTGTATTTTAAATGAAGAAAAGATACCGCTTTATGGTAAAGGGCTTCAAATTAGAGACTGGACCTATGTTGCCGATAATGTTAATGCGATCATGACCATTATGAAAAGCGGTAAAGACAATGAAACTTATAATATTTCGGCTAATCAAGAATTTACCAACATTGAAGTAATTCAAAGCATTTGCAATGCCATGGGTAAAGGGCATTCGCTAATTTCTTTTATTCCAGATCCAAGACAAGGGCACGATTTCCGATATAGTGTCGATTGCAGCAAGCTCAAGGCATTGGGATGGAATTCTGGCTTTAAATTTAAAGAAGGTCTCATTAACACGGTTGATTGGTTTCAAAAAAATCAATGGTTTTTGAAGTAAGGTAAATATGACATTTTTAGAAGATATCAAAAAACAAACAGTGGAAGCCAGCAATCCAATAACCAGAATCTCTAATAATAGAGCTAAGCTAATTGAGTTATTTAAAAGCTGTATGGAATCAAGCGCCTGCAAAGGCGAGTCGGAAGCTTTTGTTTGGCGCGAATCTATGCAAGTAATTTTGGGTTTTGATCCAAGTAGATTAGATTTAAAAAATGCATTTAATTTTCTACAACAAGAAAAAATAGATTATGAGTATAGGTGGGATAATTATTCTGTTGATTTCGTATTACACATTAAGTGGTAAATGAATATAATTCCAGATATTATTGTTGCTAAATTAAAACAAGAGCCATCTTCTTCATTTGATAATCATAAGGGTTTATCCTTAAAAGATATTAAGTGCGTTCATTATATAGGTCTTATAAACTTTAATAAATCTTATCCTGGCACAACATATTATACTTATGTGGCAATCTTAGAAAAAGAGGATCCTTCACATAGGTATAGCGCCTCTTATTCAAATGGATATGAGCTACTTACATTTAATCAATCCACCTATGACTCTATTTTAAAAGACGAAGATATAGGTATGTGTTCAGACTATGATTTAACTAAATTAAAAATTATTTTAAAGACCTGGACTCAAGAAGAAATCAAAATACAAGTTATATTCAAATAGAGGAAAATTAATGAGCGCAAAATCAACAACAACAGAATCAGGGTCAGCCGAAGAAGTAGTAGATGACCTTCCAATTATAGAGGTTCCTCAAGTTGGAACACAAGTAAATGATGACAAGTTAGCCGCTTTAAGAGCTAAGAGTCAAGCAAAACAAACGGAGCAAAAGATGGCTGCAAAAATACTTGCCAAAAGAGATAGAAGTTTGGCTTTCGGAGTGATGGGATCGGGACAAGCTGGCTCAAGGCTGGCTGAGGCTTTTTATAAATTGGGGTATGATTCTGTTGTCGTCAATACGGCAATGCAGGATCTCAAATTTATAGATGTTCCTGACTCAAATAAATTACTTCTTCAACACGGGCTTGGCGGCGCGGCAAAAGAATTAGAAATTGGTCGCGACGCAGCGGAAAGTCATAGAGCAGAGATTGCTCAATTGGTTGATGATAAGCTTTCGGCTTCACAAGTCAATGTTCTCTGTCTTTCTCTTGGCGGTGGATCCGGCGCTGGCTCTTGTGATACCATGGTAGATATTCTTAGTGCAACTGGCAAGCCACTAATTGTCATGACTGTTCTTCCAATGGATACCGAAGATGCTCAAACTAAAAACAATGCTTTGACCACATTATCTAAATTAGCAAAATTAACACAAACGAAGAAGGTTAATAACCTTATCGTTGTAGATAATGCTAAGCTTGAAGCCATCTACCAAAATGTAAGTCAGGTTGATTTCTTTAATGTAGCCAACAAGGCTATCGTAGAGCCTATTGATATTTTTAATACCTTATCTTCTATGCCATCAGCCGTTAAAGGTTTAGATCCTATGGAGTGGGGCAAGTTGATTACTGACGGCGAAGGTCTTACCGTCTATGGAGAATTGACAGTTACTAATTTTAAAGAGGACACCGCAATAGCAGAGGCTGTTGTGGAGAATCTTAATTCTAATTTATTGGCTGCTGGCTTTGATTTGAAGCAATCTAAATACGTTGGTGTAATCATTACCGCCAACGCTGACGTTTGGAAAGCCATTCCAAGCTCTAGCATTAACTATGCTATGAGTATGATTAATGATCAATGCGGAAACCCTAAGGGAGTTTTTAAGGGAATTTATACTGTAGATTCTCAAGAAAATGTTGTTAAAGTATATTCCATGTTTTCTGGATTAGGGCTTCCCGATTCTAGGGTCACGCAGTTAAAGAAAGATGCGCAGACCCACATGGCTAATATCAAAGGTAAGGATGACCAACGAGTTGGAACTCTTAACATTGATACTGGTGTCAATGAAACCATTTCTGTCGCTCAAAAGGTTAAAGATAAGATTGCAGCTAAGAGTTCAGCTTTTGGTAAATTAACCCAAAGCGTAATAGATAGAAGGAAACCATGAGTAAAAGAGAGACTAGAAAAACAAGAAATAAGAAAAGAGAAGCGCTATTCAGTTTAACTAAATACCTTCTCAAGAAGGCGGCTAACAAAGCAGTCATTGAAGCCCGTCGCGCTGCTAAGAAAAAAGAATCATAAGTTACTTTTGGTCGAGGGTGAGAAAGGTAGGGGTTATTCCCTACCTTTCTTTTTATTAAGAAAACCTAGCTGATATATACTATTTATGGCTAAAAAAATAAATATACAGCAATATGTCGAACGGGCAACAGCTGTTCATGGCGAAAAATTTGATTATAGCAAATCGCTTTATGTTAATGAAAAAACTGAATTAAAAATTGTTTGTAAAGAACACGTAGAGTTTTCAACTTTACCAGCTTATCATATAAAGTCTGATACTGGAGGTTGCCCCGAATGCATTGAGGCGGCAAAAGATAAGAATAAAATTATCATACATGATAATAAATATGGTCAATACATTACTTCTGATATCAAGGCGTTCAATAGATTAAAAAAGATTCTGTCATATAAAACTGCCGGAGTAGAATATACGGCAGCTTTTAGAGGCGGATGGAATGGTATCACTTATTTAATAGATAAAAGTGGATATTTTTTATTAGGGCTTTTAGATAAGGTTAAAAGTTTTTTAGCTGAACATAACATTAGCTATACTATTACCGATAAAAGAAAAGCTATCATAAATGGCACAAGTATAGATTTAACTGAAAAGTTAAAATCTCTAAATATGATCCCAAGAGATTATCAAGAGAGAATAGTGTCTGCTGCCGCCAATCATAATAAAGGCATCATTAGGGCATGCACGGGCTCTGGCAAAACTCTTTGTACAGCAATAATTACCGCTAAAATAAACAAGCCGACTATTATTTATGTAATAGGGCTAGATTTATTAAAGCAATTTCATGATCTTTTTGAAGCCGTCTTTGATGAGCCAATAGGATTTATAGGTAATGGTGTTTGCAAAATACACCGGATTAATATCGCAAGTATTTGGTCAGTTAGCAGCGCGCTAAAAGTTAAAAAACCTAAACCATCAGCTGATGATGAAGATAACGATGAAGAGATAAGCCCAAATCAAAAACAAAGCGCAGATATTATTGATATGTTAAAATCTACTAAGATGCATATTTTTGATGAAAGCCACGTTATAACGACAGATACGATTAAGAATATTTTCTCTAAAATAGATCCTGAATATATTTATGGTTTTTCTGGAACACCATTCAGAGATGATGGATCTGATTTACTTATTAATGCAATATTGGGCGAGCAAATTATAAATGTTTCAGCCTCAGAGTTAATTGAAAAGAACTTTTTAGCACAAGCTATAATTAAGTTTGTCAGAGTCCCAAAAACATATATTGGAAGTGGAACAAGTAATTATCAGACCGTATATAAAGAATACATTTCTGAAAATGAAATAAGAAACGCATTAATTGTTCAAAATACAAAAGAACTATTGACAAAAAAATATCAAGTCTTAGTCTTATTTAAGCATTTGCAGCATGGTAAAAATTTAGCTAAATTATTTGATTTAGAAAATATTAATTATGAATATTTGTCAGGTTCAGACTGTCTAGATGATAGAATTAAAGTTAAAGAAAATCTTTTATCTAAAAAATCTAATCTCGTATTAGCAAGTTCAATTTTTGATATTGGCGTTGATATTAGCTCTTTATCAGCTTTAGTTTTGGCTGGCGGCGGTAAAAGTAGCATTAGAACTCTTCAACGAATTGGAAGAGTTATTAGAAAGTTCCCAGGAAAAAAATATGCTGCCATTGTTGATTTTTATGATGATGTTAAATTCTTAAAAGGTCACTCTAAAAAGAGGCACTATATTTATGCATCAGAAGTTGGATTTAAAATAATCATTCCAAGGGAATTGAGTTATGAATTATGAAAAAAGAAGATAATAATTGCGGAGAATTTGGAGAATATCCTTCTGTTAAATGGACGAAGTTCTTTGAAACATTCAAAGAGATTGAGACTTTAAGCGCTGATAAGTGGAAGCCCGTACATCTAATAGCATATTTCTGTAAAAAATATAAAGCCGCCTATGACGTCAATTATCAGTTTAAATTTAATAGCGTTAGCCCTGTTAAAAGTTTTGAAGTTTTTCAGGTTAAAAAATTATCAATGTTATTAAGCTCTGATCCTGTGATCTTGCAGCAGTATATTGATTGGGTTTATGAGATAAAGGTTGTAAAAGGAAAAAGAAGGCTTACCTCAATTTCTTTTATGACCCACGACGAATTAGTAAATGATTATAAATTCAACGTCTTGCTTGGAAAAAAGAAGCAATTACAGATAGATCGTTCCTCTCCGCTCCCCGCCGATATTCGTGAGATTTTCAAAGACGTCGATTATGTCAAAACATATGGGGACTTGGTTTTCGTATTTCGAGCAATTGAGGGGAACAGCGATAATTCTCAAGTCTCTCCCGTTTTAATGAGCGCAATCGAGAAGTTAAAATTATCTAATTTTGATTTTTCAAATTTGGATAGGATCGTTTAATGATACCGCAAAAAGGGCACTACGTTAAAATTATGTTTAGAAATGGAACGCAAGCCGAAGGCTATGTAGAGTCTTGGTCCGATCAGCAAAGCGTTCTTAAATCATCAGATAACAGCAACCTTTTTTTAATTCAAAAAACGGTCGAAGATGTCATGGCAATTAAAATAATTTTGGAGAAGGCGCCAGAATCTCAAATTGTTTTAGAAGAGAAACTAGAAGAATATCAACAGGAGTTTGAGCAGGTATATGAACAACCTAGCGCCGATGATCTTCGAATCAAAAACTTGGCACAATTAAAATGCGCGATGATTGAACAAGAAAGAAAAATTACCGCTTCTAAATTAAGGCAACATATTGTCGGCGGTAATGAAAGAAAGAATTCTTATGAACACGGACTTTTCACGAAGCAAAGCACTAAATAATATACCGAATAAAAAAGTCTATGGGAAACTATTAGAGGCAGTCCAATCATGTGAAGTTTGCTCTAAAAAAGAAGTAATTAATCCAGAGGGTTTTGATGGTGTTTGTCCTAAATGCGCCATCATTCATGTCGCGTATAACAGATATGCTGAAGCCAATATCCCAATAGAGTATTGGGGATTAAAGATGGAAAAAGACTTTATAGGAAATAAAGTTTTATTAGATAAATATACGGATATCACTTCTGACTTAAAGGGACATTATCAAAAGGGAACTTCAATTTGTTTTGCAGGTCTTCATGGTGTCGGAAAACAATTGTGTTTAGAGACAGAATTACCTACACCTGCTGGGTTTATCAGATTAAAAGATTTGAAAGAAGGAGATCTGTTATTTGATGAACAAGGTAAAACTTGTAAAGTAATAAAGCTTCACCCAATACAGTTATCGCCGGAATCATATGAAATTAATTTTGATGATGGCTCAAAAATTGAAGCCTGCGCAGATCATCTTTGGTTAACTTGGACAAGAAATGATAGACTAAAAAAAGAAAAGGCAAAACCAACAATTAAAACTACCAAAGAAATATTAAATACTCTAAAAGTTAATAATAATACAATCACTAATCACTCTATACTTTGTAGTAAGCCTGTTCAATATTTATCACAAAATCTTCTTATAGATCCGTATGTATTGGGATGTTGGTTAGGTGACGGATCTTCACGAGAAGGCGCCATTGAGTGTGCGGATCAAGAAATATTAGATAATATTATAAAAAACGGCTATTCAATTACTTTAAGTGAAGGATCTGTTGGTACCTCTAAATCTTGTCGTTATAGAATTGGCGATTTAATTTACAATGATAAAATTAAAAATCATTGTAAATTAAATCCAATTTTTAATAAAATTGGAACCTTATGCTATCAACTTAAACAATTGAATTTGTTAAATAACAAACATATTCCAGAAATGTATCTTCATTCATCTTATGAGCAAAGATTAGCTTTGCTTCAAGGCTTAATGGATACTGATGGATGTTGCTTGAAAAGTGGTTTAGCCGAATACACTACTTGCTTACCAAAATTAGCCGATCAAACAGCTGAAATCATAAGAAGCTTAGGTATAAAGTGTAATGTAAATCAAAATAAAAGTCATCTTTATGGCGTTCGTCATAAAGATAGATATCGAATAACATTTACAACACAATTGCCAGTTTTTAAATTAAATAGAAAATTAAACAATATCAGATTAAACAAATCTCAAATAAATAGAACTCAACATAGATATATCACAAGTATTAAATCAATTACTAGCAAACCTATGAGATGTATTACGGTAGATAGTTTATCACATTTATTTTTAGCAACTCGTTCATTTATACCAACTCATAATACTATGACGGCGACTTGTATCTTAAAGAAAGCTGCGCAAAAAGGCTTTACTTGTTTATATACTAATCTTGGTGATATAGTCAATGTCCTCGTTCAAGGTAGTGGCGAAGATAAGTTTTTAGCCCGTCGAGAATTAGTAATGGTAGATTT